ATTTGGATATTGCGTATGATCTCAGTTCTATAACTAACACTGAAACTGTTTACGTTGCAAATAGAGCCCCAGAACCAACTGATGTTTTCGTAAAAGAAGACAATAAAGAAGTTATTTGGGTTATTGGTGGTTCCGATAATAAAATTGCACAATACTCAAACAGATCGAAGGCGCAGGCTTTTGGTACTATTGATAGTCTCGGAAGAGTTAGTGCTATCAACGTTACACAGACTGGATTTGGATATACAACACCACCTTCAGTAACTATTGGAACACCTTTTACACAGGTGTCTGCAGCAGCGACTGCAATTCTTACACAGGGTGATAACGGATTCCATGTAACCTCTTTTGATATTACTCAAGCAGGTTTTGGTTACACAGTTGCTCCAGAAGTTTCTATTTCAGCACCACCTATATTTGTTACAGCAAGTGGTATTACTTCATTCAAGGATGGTCAATTAATATCAGTAACCATTACAAACTCAGGAGCAAACTATTATGAAGTTCCTGCAGTATCATTTGATATTGAACCAGAACCCGTGGTCGTAACTGAAGTAAATGATATCTACTCTGCAAACAATAAAGTTTACAGATGGAATGGAACTCAATGGGAACTTCAACTAACCAAGGCATTTGAATATATGGATAGTCAAGGAGTTATTCAAGAGTTGAAAGGTGCTGATGTTTCAAAACCAGTTACAAACTACGAATACGAAGTAGACCGTAATGAAAGAAAGAGGATTATTAGATTACCTAAGCCTGAGTATATTGATCTAATTCAGGATGATCTTCGAAGATCTATGAGATACGATACCATTCTGAAAACTACCGTTGATAGTAAACTTACTAGGGCATATAATCCTAAACTATCTGGGATATAAAAAAAGGAGGGTGTAACCCTCCTTTCTAGTATCAGGACTCTGCGAGTTTCTGGAAGTAACTCAATGCATCGTCTTCTTCTTCAGTTGTCTCTGTAGACGATTGTGGCGTGATATCCGAGTCATTGAAACCACCGCTACTGGCAGCTGCAGGTGCATTGTAGGACTGAGACTCCGAGAAGTCTCCCTTACGTTCGCGTTCCCACTGTGCATCTTCCTCTTGAGTCTCTGGATCTTGCATCTTGGGAACTCCACGATTGCCGAGAACATAGTCGAGACGCTTCTTCAGATCTTCATAGGACTTAAAGTTCTTGAGATCAGTGAACTCATTCAGATTGTTTAGGTTCTTGTAGATGGACTCCAGTTTGTCATCATCATCCAGAAGAACACTAGGGTTATCAAACTCAGACTTATCATAATTCCAGTAACCTTCGACCTTGCGGATCTTCAGTTTGAAGTTTGCACCACTCCAGAAGTCAAAGGGATTGATGGCTTCCTCATCAACAAACTGAGGTTGCATTGCTTCGGTGATCTTGTCGAAGATCTTCTTACCGAACTTGTAGAGGAAAACTCTACCCTCGTTCTGAGGATTGGTGGGATCCTTCACCACATAGATGTTTGCATAGTGAGACAGTTTACGTTTTTGTTTACGTGCAATCTCTTTATCAGAGTCGCGACCACTGTTCCACAGGGTGCGATTGTGTTCAGACACAGGGTCTTTCTGTCCCAGGGTAGTCAGAGAGTTCTCAATGTACCAACCACCAGCACCTTGGAAGGCATGACTCCAAACTTGGGCCCAGGGAAGTTCGCACCCTTCAGGTGCTGGAAGGAATCTGATCACGGCATAACCGTTACCTGCCTTATCGACTTCAGGTTTCCAGAGACGGTCGTCACCACTGGACTCTCCACTATTAAGTTTTTCGACTTTCTTGATCAGTTTGTCAGTCAGCGAACCAGCGCGGGACTGTTTTTTGAGATCAGCAAAAGACATGTTCGTATTCTCCGTATTGTGTGTATTTGGCTTTTGGGACGACTTTATCTTACAGGTCGCAAGAAGGGATGTCAAGCCCTGATTTTCAATTCCTTGGAAGTTCCTCGGGATTTTTCAAGTCTACCTCAAACAGGAGGGGATGGCACTCTTCCATGATCAGATAGGAAGACAACCGATACATATCTTCTATCGTATAGTGTCGGAGATCTCTGGCTTCTATTTGAATGTATGGATCATCCTGCATGATTGTAGGAAGATCGTCGAATGTAAATGGTATACCGTTTATGAAAAACATATCCACAATCTCACCGTCGTGATAACAGTATCTGGATTCGATTGTGTATTGGTAACTCATTTTACTCGTCTGCAACTTTTTCTAAGTAATCTAGTGTTTCGTCCATCTTATCAAAAAATTCATGTACACCACTCTCGGGATCCATTCCTAACATGATAGCAGCTTCTTTGATTCTTTCTTTCATTTCTAATGCTTCTGGATCTTTAGAGAGTTGAATTCTGAAACACAAGTTCCTTTGTTTATCTAGGAACTGTCTCATCAGATCAACATGTTCCCTCTTTTCAGATCTATCCATAAATGGAGCAGACATTGTTTTTTTGACGATCTCTTTTTGGAGATCTTCCATTTCTTTGATCTGTTCTTTTACAATTTCTGAATCGAAGAATTTACTCATAAGACTATTTCTTTTAAGATTTTTTTGTATTTACTGCTATCATTATTTAGGAAAGCCTGATATTTTTTGAGTCGTAGACTGGTAGTTTCCCAAACAGGATCTATTAGTTTTTTGTCAAAGTTAGGTACAAATCCAAGTATCAAATTAAGGATTACTAGTGTCTCTATAGAGATTGCACCTTGCAAATACTTCTTTAAGATGTCTGGATGATTTGTTCCTTTTACTTTGAATAGTTGTTCAAAATTCTTTTTGTTGATAAAGACTTCTACTTCAGTCTTAAACAAATATGTGAGACTCTGAGATCTCTTTAACCAATTCTGGTAATTAGACTCACCCGATTCAATAATTTCACCGATCCACAGTTTACTGGGATCACTACATTCAACAAAGTTGGCGAGAAAATATTGTTTGATTTCGTCATCACTCTTCTTTCGTGACATACGTTCAAAAAAATACCGATCCTTTCTCTTGTGGAAAGCCTCTTTAGATGCTCGAGACTTTCCACAATATTGAAAGTAGTCGTAGTTTTCCTTAGTGAAATGATTCTTGAATGCTAGGTATGTCTTATAAACATCTAGCGGTGTCATCATTAAAACATCAATTTAGCACGACTGGTTTTTTTGAGGAAGTTAAGTTGAATCGCTTCACACTTAAGTTTTTCCTTTAGGGGTTTTGAAATTAGTTTACCTACCGATTCAAACTCAATACCATTCTCTTCGCAATAAGTTACGATTGCTTCGATGTAGTTAATCCTTGAAGTCGCGACCAAATGTTCAATATCTTGTGCAAACTTTGACTGACAAAGAAACTTTTCTTTTATTAGTGAGTCTACTTTTTCAGTGTTTGGCATAAGATTAAGCGTGATGTTCGACGAACTCTCGGATGTACTTGGTAAGAAGTTTAATATAGTGACTTTTGTTGCGTTTTTCATAGACGTGACATTCTCCATTATCAGCTACCATAATGGTAATCAATTTTTCGACTGCAATTCCAGTCATTTCATAATACATACAAGCATAGGCTACTTCTTGAACAAAGTAGTTCTCAACCCATTTTTCAGGTTTGATTTTCTTAGATGTCTTAAAGTCAATGACTGCGAGTTCTCCTTCGTACTCCGCGATGCAATCAACGCGACCCGCAAGTCCAAGGTAATCACTATAGAGTGATTTTTCTAAAGCGTGTATATTATTTATACGGTCTAGAAAAGGTTTAGCCTTGAGAAAGAGAAACTTTGTAGTTGGTAGAGGTTTGAAATCGTCTACATTATTGTTCAACATATACTGTTCTACCAAATCATGAAACTTAGTTCCACGAGTAGTAGCAATCCGAGTAACTCTGTCTGCCTCTTCATTACCAACTCTCTTACGCCAATCTATAAAGGTTTGGCGTCCATAGAAACTGGTGATAGAGGTAATTGAAGGGTACATCTTACCAGAAGGAACCCGATAAAAACGAGTCCCTTCGATATTCTGTGCTTCTAAATCAACTTCATCTTTCAAATAATCAAGATGTTCAAACATTACATACCCATTGCTAGTTTAGTTACAATGTAGTTCTTGACAAGACCCGAACGTACAATGTCTTCGGTTCCAAATTCTACAGTTGAAAAATCGTATTCCATTGCACGAATAATTTTCATGAAATCAAGGATACCATTTTTTTCATTGGATCGGGTAAGGTCGGTTTGAGTGGCATCACCACAAAATACAATCTTACTATCTTCACCAATCCTTGTTATTATACTATCTAACTCGTGGAAGTTCAAGTTTTGCATTTCATCCACAACAACTACTGCCCTGTCTAGAGTAGTACCACGGATGAAACTCGTAGACCAGAATGAAATAGTTTCTTGTGCTTTAAGATTACCATAAAGCATCTCAAAGTCTGAGTCCGAAACAAGTTCAAACATATACTTCACCATATTCTTATATGGAATCTGATAAAGTGCAGCTTTGTCTTCGTGGTCTCCAGGAAGAAAACCAATCTCTCGCGTGGATACCAGAGATCTTACAATGTAAACTTTATCATATGGAGTTTCAGGGTCAAGAACATCTCTTAGTGCGTGATACAAAGCAATAAAAGTCTTACCAGTACCTGCGGCACCGTAAGCGAACATGTTCTTACCACTCTTATACTCATCAAAGAATTTTTTCTGATTGTCTGTTAGAGGATTAATGTCAACCATCAAATCAGTATTGATGGGTTTCTTACGTCTCATTTGTTTGGTACTCATACCAACACCAATGTTTCCGCCGTTGGACTTCTTTGATCTGGGCATATGCTGTTGGTTATAAAGGTTTTACGCGAGATCCAGGAGCTTTACCTGCCTTTTTCAAGACATCATTCCACCCTGGGTTTCTAGAGATCAGTTTATTCTGCCAATCCCCAACTTCTTGGGCGGCAGCACAACCTTTCGACCAGTCTTTATCCCAGTCGGGGTTGTCTTTTCTCCATTGATCGTAGTCCGTAATGGACATACTCAATTCTTGTTCTTCACCAGTTTTCAAATTCTTTACAGGATATGTGGGCATGATAAATTTAGGACTACAAAATTATTTAGTGGATGATTTTTGACAAACATAATTCTGTTCATCGACTTGTGTTACGTTCCAGTCTACAACTGGTTCCGCATAATAACTGTCACCTTTGTATCGTTTATATTTTTTGTTGTTTAGAATTGTATGGTGAGAAAGGATTGCATAGTCGATATTATCTTCAACATCATACCCCTTCTTTTCCATAAGAGTTCTTACCTTCTTTTCAATCTCCCCATTTTCATTATAAGCTTTGAAGTTCTCGATTCTCTTCTTATTGTCATGGGGCATGGCGAAGATAGTATTCTTCGACGCTTGAATTCTACGATGTTCTAGTCCTGAGAGCAAGAAACGATTTACAATCTCATCATCTTCCCAAGCAACAAACTCACCCATTGATTCATTATATCCACCAACTTTTGCATAGTTTTCTCTATTGACAAAGATAGTCCCCCAGATCGGCCGCAAACACTTATGTCCTGGGGAATATAAACCAGAGGCAAAACTAAACTCATCAACTTTAAATTCATCAAAGAAATTAAAGTATGGATTTAGAATCGTGTCTGAGTCCAGTTTCAAGATTTGATCTCCACTTGAAATCTTAAATGCAAGATTTAGTGGTTGAGGTTGATTAAAGTATTTTTGATCAGGAACATACACACGTTTGATCTTTGGACTGATCTTAGTTAAATGTTCTGAGGATTTGTCTGATGACCAGTCAACGAAAACGATTTCATCAATGTGGTCACTCATTGCCCACGATTGAATAGAAATGGATAGTGGATCCACCCTGTTCATACAGGCAGATATCACTGATACACTCATTTCTCTTTCTTTGTTGCAATGAAGTAATTTGATTCTACTTCTTTGGTTTTCCAGTCATACAACTTGAAGTTTGGTTGATCAAAGTCAATACCACCATAGTCGTATCGAGACTTGTCGATATATTCTTTAAGACCAAAGATTTCCATGTTCTTCTCTTTGTGTTGTTCAGTCAGATACTTGAACTTAGTCTTCTTGAGTTCCTTACTGTTGAGGATACCCATGATGCCAGGAGCGATCACTTCATCAATGCGATCTTTGTACCAGTGTCCAGTTTGTTTCTCAAAGACATCCAGGAACTCACGATCCTTTGCATATCCTTCAAAGTTAGAGATTCTAACCTCATCGTTATGTGGGATGTGGATTGCAGTCAGAACACGCATATCGATAGGACAACACGTATACCCCGCGGCCTGGAGTCTGATGGAGATTTCATCATCTTCTACCGCATAGTACTTACCCATCTTCTCATTGTAGCCACCGACCTTCTCAAAGTGCTCTCGGCGGACGTACAAGAGTCCCCAGATAGGATGAAGACACTCATCCCCAACATTATCATTCACGCCACTCACAAACGATTCATCATCAAAGATACCGTTGACGTGGAAGAAATTATAGTAAGGGTTCAGGATATGATCAGCATCAAACTTCAGAATAAATTCTCCTGTAGCCATAGACGCAGCAAGATTCAAGGGTTGGGGTTGATTGAAGAACTCTTCATCATTGACCCGAATCACCTTGATTCTATCATCTAGTTTTGTCAAGTGACTGATCTCCTCTTTAGAAGACCAGTCAACAATAATTATCTCTTTAATTTGATCAAACAATAACCAAGAAGAGAGGGATATCGTCAAAGGTTTGATTCTATCCCTACACGCACAAATAACAGAAACGGACATATTTAATACCTATTATCTTATATATTACCACTCTAAAGCGGTTGCAATCTCTGGGAATTGTTCGACAAAAATCTCACGACATCCTTCTGCAATGTCCATATGTTCTTTCTGAGTTCCGTGACCAGAGCGCAGATTTATATAATGAATCCATGATCTTACAGAGCCAGTCATGTAAATTCTTGTTGGCGTTGCGAGAGGTAAAATATTTCTAGCACATTCCTTAGCAACACCTCTCTCAAGCATCTGTTCGTACAGTGCAATTGCAGAGTCAAATAGAGTTTTAGTCTGCATCTCAAGGTTTTGAACCTCAAAGGGATCCATATCATCAGTACTATTTTGACGATTCTTAGTATCTTGACGACGGAACTCTGGCATCTGAATGGGATCGAGAGAAGTAGACGCAGCATAACGCTGAGAAAATTCTTGATATGTAAATGAACGGTGACGCAAAATTTGAGCCGCGATAGCTCTGGTAGTATTAATCTCCAGAGTCATATAAGCCTGTTCAAAGATTGACCAATGTTCGTGTTTGATGCAGTACTTAAGAAGACCTGCAGAGGTATCAAAGTTTAATTGATTGTTTGGATTGCTTACACGAGCGACATACGAAATAACTTCTTGCGCCGTTTTCTCAAGAAGTTCACCTGCACCTTGAGTCAGGGCGATAAGTTTGATTTGGTTTGTCATAGAATGTTTAGTCTGGGTATCCGTCGTCATCGTTGTCACTGTTGGCATATATGCTTGTCTCTGATTTTACCACATAAGCGTCTGGATCAGAATAGACTTCAGACTCTAGGAGATCAACCAGTGATTTAAGATTTCGGACGATTAATTTTAGTTTTTCTTTTTGCATAAAAAAACCTTGTTCTTATTTATTTTAACACAAAAAAAGGAGGTTGTCACCAACCCCCTAAAAACGATCTGTTAGACAAAACTTACTAATTAAGAATTTTCCTGCATACCTTTTTACACTCCTGTTGTCTTAGTATATCACACTCGATTAGACATTCATAGTAGTCACTGATTTTTTGCTCGTCCTCCCTCAAATCATCGATAGTACGTTCTAAATGTCGCCACTCGTCAAATTGAGCTCGGGATAGTAGATTGTGCATTTCCACTCCAATTTATTTTTTGAAAAGAATAAATTCTCAGATCATCTTTTCATCCCTAATTCTACACTTATATAGTAGAAATGTCATGATTTACACACAAATTAACTAAGTTTGTTATCTTTTATACGATAATACAAAAAAAGAAAGTATTTGTAATATTTTTTTGAAATATAAGTTAATAATTTATATTTCTTCTTCTTCTTATACGATATAGGATGGGTGCGGGTGGTTCCATCCAGTCTTCTATTTTATTAAAATTATCTTCATTATAAAAATCCTGTTGAATATACCATAACTTCCAGTGTTCATGTCCCTTTGATTGGTTACACGAACTACAACAACATACAATATTTTTTGTCATATCTGATCCACCTCTACAATGTGGAACAACATGATCTAGTGTTAGATTTTCTTCCGAACCACAATAGGCGCACTTATTATCCCAACTTTCTTTTATTCGGTCTTTCCACAATCGTCGAGCTTCGGATGAACTTGTTGTGTACAGGTTAAACAAGTATTCATCGGGCGATTGGAGAAGATCCATAAATGTTCGCAACGTATGAGTATTTAGTTTTTATAGACATAAAAAAAGAGAGGTATAAAACCTCTCCGTTAAGTAAGTTTACTAATCACTTAGTGTAAGTCTTACCGCGATAGCAGAATGTACCGTGGGCTTCCTTACTTTCTACACAACGGGTAGAATACTCAACACCACGATATGAGGTGTGGGTAATCTGTGCGTCGTGAAGTGCAGATGCTTTGTTGATCTGCTTTCTGATGAGATTAAGTGTATTCATGATTGTTACTCCTGAAGTTGGGTGAAAATTAACCTTCTCTCGTTTCCGAGGATCCGTTTTTTCCCGTTCCTTCAGTCGTTTGCGTCCCATGGGTAGCAATCAGGGGTTGATTCCTTCATGACCTCAATCAATTCCACCTTATATTCGGCAGGAATGTTCTCATTTGTTCTCATCCGAAACATAATTGAATCGGCTTGAGCACATGTGAGTTGTGAATAGAATAATAATTCTAACATAGGATGAACGGCTCCGTTCCGCGACTTACTTGCGTCCGATCTCTCGGATGAACGTCAGGTCTCATTATAGACCTCATACAATATTTAGTCAAGTGTCTTCGTATCAACACGAACACTTTATTCAGTCTTCTAACGCCTCTGGGGCAATACCAAATTCGTTTACTAGTTTCTCAACTGCAGTCTCCTGACCACTAAGTTTAGTGATTTCGTACATAGAAGACTTATTATACTTTTTAAGTTTTTTGTACTGTTTAATAATTTTGTTGATCTCACTAGTACGGATGTTGAGTTTTAACTCTTTATCTTCCTTATCCGTAAAACCCTTAAATCCATCACTCATCGTTTTTTCTTCTTTTCTTCGGTCGGTTTGTACCCGTACAGTTTGGGATTAGCTCTTCCTTCTGTCTGAGTAATGTTTATTAAGTCTTTTTTATATTTGTCATAATAGTGATCAAAGATTTCCACCTTTTTACCAGTGGAAACAATATCAAAGTGTGATGTTTCTCCCTGAATATATTCTACCAAGTAAGCACTAGTTGGTAGAGATTTGTCATCAGATAAAGTTGGATCACAGTCTTCGTGAATAACTTTCATTCAAGAACGTCCTCCCCATTGAATATCTGGATACGCTTCCTCGACTAGTTCTTGGGTGATCTTATACTTTGTTTGGAGTAGTTTATCCTTTACGAGGATAAGGATCTCTGCTTCTTTTGGATTAAGTTGTTCGCAGATATTGATAAACATCGTCTCTTTACGAAGGCGACTCATAGAATCGTTACCACCTTTCACAAAGTTATAGAGTTTATCCCACTCTTTACGGATACTAGAAGCGTTTACTTCACGATCTTCCTGTGCAGTAAGAGGCACTTCTCCGGGTGGAAGATC